ACCTTCATTCAGTTCAAACTTGTCACCGGTGACTGCTGCCTCGATTCCAGGCTTGTGCTTCTCGAAATCGGTCATCTCTTGCGCAAGGCAGAGCTGTTCCTTTTGCTGACGCAGGATTTCGCAGTCGATGGCGTCGCCACTGCATGAAAAGCCTGCATCACAGGTCCCAACCGAGGCTTCACGTTCCGGCCCTTCTTCGCCTTCCTCTTCCGATCCACCCTCTTTATTGCAACCGGTCCCGGTGCATTCGTAGCTTGAGTCGCCCGGCTTACCTTCAGCATCCTCCTCGCTGGTAGTGGTTTCGGTTTTGCTGGTAGAGGTGCAGGGCTTCACGCCCTTGCAACTGGTCTTGTCAGTTGTGGTATCGGTTTTAGTGGTAGTCGAGCCGTCAGGATTGGGTTTCTTTTCAATGTCCTGCTTTACATCGGTTTTGCTGTAATCCGGTGGCGGGACGCCGGCTTTGCAACTATCACCGCTGCAATCAACCTTTCCAGGCTGCTTGCTTTCCTCAGTTGAATTACATGAACGCGTTTGAGTGCCGTCAGCCTGCGTTTCCCAATCACCGCACTTGCTGTCTTTAGCAAATGTCGGGTCAGCTTTGGTTGGCGGTTTGCTTGGCGGCTGATCGAATGGATTGCCCGGAGACGGATTGCCAGAAGTGCAAGAACTACCATTGCCTTTATATTCAACAGTACAAAACACGTCAGTGAGATTGTCGCCATCAAGAAAACGAGAACAACCCTTAACAACATTAGTGCGTGTGTATTGGCATTGACCCTCACAAATAGCAGATGGCGGCGCATCAGGCGGCCCCGGCCGGTCAACCGGACCGCCATTGTATTCATGACTAATTATTTGACCTTCAGTTGACGCGCATTTGTCTTCTTCGGGCGCTACGCATTCGCCAGTTATGGAGTTGTATTCGGCAGGCGCCGTACAACCGTCCCCCCGACGATAAACATAACCAATTTGAAGCCATGTACCAGTAGATTCAACACCGCGACAAGTCCGACTTGTCTCACCAGTACCAACCACCTGACCCTTTACATAAACACTAGAACCATTGTGATTCTTGATAGCTAACGCAAATGCATCACAAGCAGAAGCCGGAGAAGAAAAGCGTTTGTTGGCTTCAGAACCACCGGAGGGACTCCAATAATAATCCTCAGCCCAGGCCGCATGTCCCCAAGCACAAGCAATCAACAAGGCAATTCGAAGAACCCCTTTCATCCCTACACCCGCCCAAAAAACACGAGGTAAAACGCCAGGGTGGAAAGAATCAGGACGTACAGTTCGTAGCTCATTGGCGTTTCCCTGGAAGAGAAAACCCCGCCGGAGCGGGGTTTGTTTGCTTCGGCACATGCAGTGCGCGGTTTCCGGTTACAGCGCGCGGCGCATGTACTTGAACGCCATGGCGGCAATGATCACGGCGAACACCGCCCAGCCGATGGTGCCGACGTCGGTGCCGGCCTCATCTAGGGCGCCAGTGGCTTCCGGTGGAACAGCGGCGTAGGCCTGTTGAACGGCCAGCAGGCCGGTTGCAGCAGCGGCGCCCAGGGAGCGGCGCAGGGTCTTGATGTGTTGCATGGTTGATACCTCACTGTTTCAGGGCTTTTTTCAGGACTAGGAAGCCGAACACGGTGGCGAACAGAACAATCGCTTCGCCTTGCAGCTCGGAGACTTGGTCCCAGGTCAGTGCAGAGCCATAGAGGCTCTGCATTTCCTCGACCGTGAGGGCGACCAGCGAGCCGGAGCAGATGGGCGAGCCATCGGCGCCTTGCAACCAGTCACCGTCACAGGCAAGGAAATTCATGCACCGGCCTCGACGAGGCCAGCAGTTGTTTCAGGTGCCGAGTTATCCCAGCAGTCAGGGCAAGCCACGCTATGAGGCGGAAGACGCAAGTCAGGCAGCAGATCGGACTGAGGAGCCGGCAGGTTATGTAGCCGCCCCATGTCATTACCGCAGCAGTCACAAAGCACTTGATCGCCGATTAGCATTGGTCCGCCCTCGCAATAGTTGGCCGATTAGTTGGCTTTAGCCGGATCGACCGGCTTGGCTTGGGGCTGCGATGCCGATGCAGTAGGGCGGGGCTGTGCGGTCGCTTGCGGCTGAACGACGACCTTGACGAGCATCTGCGTGTTCGTGGTACGGCCGAAGCGGTTAGTGATCGGGCGGATCTGGCTTTCGAAGGTCAGAGCTACAGGACCTTCGCTCAGGTCGATCTGATCGAGGCAGGAAGCATCAGGGGCATATTCAGTGACTTCGAAGCCTTGAGCATTGCCATTGCTACCGGCAGGGATTGGCGACAGGGCTTGGACGTTGGCGCGGATCTCGCCCGTGTCTTTCACCGTGTAGAAGTCTTTCTTGATGACGAACAGGCTGGTGATAGAT